GTCCTCCGTGTCGCACAGGTAGTCCGCTGCTTGTTCAATTCGAGCCTCAATGGCTTGAGACTCAGCCTCCCTCCGGTCCACTTCGTCGGTCATCAGGTCGCTCTGGCAAATTCCAAGATTGTACATTTCAAACTCCTAACAGGTTAATTATATATAACAGTAAGAGAATATAGAGAATATATATTGTATGTATTTATATATTGTATTCTATATATTGTATATATATGTATATATATATATATATTAATACATTAAATATATAATACAATAACATATATCTCTATATCTCATATTAACATTTTTCTGTTTAGTCTGTCAACCCCTCTGTGAACACCTCTGGTACATGAAAGGCCTCAATTGCCAGATTCTTCAGTTGCATGAAGTCATGCCTGTACTTGGCGGAAATGCCGTCTACGCTGACCTCATCCAAGTCGTCACCTTCTAGTTCGTAGACCAATGCGACAACAACAACAGGTCCGGGTTCAAGTGTGTCATCCTCTACTACCTTATGCTCTAGAATGTTTGAGCAATCATCTACTGCCTTGTCGTAGTCCGTGTCTGCTGCCCAAGCGTAATGGTCGCAATCCGTGAAACTAATAACTGCAAACATGCTGTATTCTCCTGTGCTGTGGTTTAGTTGGTAACCCTGTGGGCTACCTCAGGTCCGGGACTGTTCGTTGAATCTACGGCCTCTGTGTCCGTCTGAGCCATTGATTCAGGTCCTTCAATCGACACCAGACGGGGCTTATTTGTAAAGTCAGGTCCATTTGGCGTGGGTCCCAAGTCTTCAAGTGATAGTGCCTTCAGTCCTGCAAGTGCTGTGTCCTCTTTTGTGTGTGACAATGGGTAGCGGATTTTAGGGTAGTTAATGACAAACCATTTTAACATGTCATCCACTTGCTTTCTATTCAATGCGTCAAACTCGATGACAGTTGGCGTCATTGCTACTAGTCTATAGCGTTTCATTGTCTCCTTGGCCATTAGAATTGCTCCTCAATAACTGCGTTCATGATATCAACCATTGCTTGCCTTTCGTGCTTAGTAAACTGTCCCGCCGAATCGATGATAGCGTTCCAGTGTTCTCTTGTCTTGTGAATCCCGTTTATCTCTATGCTGTGTTTTACCGCCTCTCTGATAGTTGCTTTGTAATGGTTAGACACTGGCACTTCAGCCAGCGCCCCACCTTTGCCATCCCCTAGGATATCGTCCAGTCTGCTGGTCATCTCTCATCTCCTTAATCAATCCGAAAACTAAGCCTAACATAGCATAGGGCACAATTGCTACAAACATAAGCCCTATATTGTTAGTGAATATGCCTGCAAGCATTAGGATAGCTGCGATTGTGTAGCAGAGAATTTCCGTGAATGAATACATACCTACCTTCCATTAGTGTCGTCGATAATCTCAAGGGCCACAAACCATAGCAGCATGATGACAGCCGCATAAATCAACGGTTGACTGCTGATTCCCAGCCCTAATCCTACCACCACAAAAGAGCCTATTAACAGGAAAGGGCGGAAAGAAAGCTTGAACAGTAACCGGCCTAGAAACTTTAACATTAACGTGACTCCCTAAGCTTCCCAGATAGAATCCTTCTAGCCTCTTCATAGCTTGCGAACAATCTTGTGTTCACCTCTATGCTCCCATCAGGGTAACTGATCTCATAGCGTAGCCTGTGCGTGTTCTCAGATTCTTTAGTAATCTCTGCTCTTACAATTCCCCCGTTTCTGACGGTACAGGTTATTGATTCAATCATTGCTCAGTCTCCTATGCTGGTTTGTGTTCGTCTGGAATCTCACCAATTAGACAAAAGCTACCGGCCCAGAGTTCCCCGGCTGGCGCTATGGCCAGCCATTCAATGTGTCCATTAACGGATCGTTCTACATAGTACTGCATTGTTTATACCTCAGAATTCACTGTGAATAATAATGCCATCATCAAAACGGATGACAATTGTGTTTTGTTCGAGCCAGTCAATACACTTGGCTTCAATCACGCTCAGTGGGTATTCCTCCATGAAGTCCTCGAACAGATCGGGTTGCAAGTCCACCACTGCATCACTTGCGCTAGGGTACTCCGAGAAGTCACAGCACAGGGCTGCCACGTCCAGTTCAATGCCCAATTCTGTGCCATCGTCCCCGTTATCCTCCAGCCAGTCGAACAGGGCAATCAGCCCGCCGTATGTAAAATTCCCCACGCTTTCGCCGTCGCTCATGCGTCCCATATCAGAGAAAGCCCGGACGAATTCAAACTGTGTCACTACCTGATACATTGGTGCGTCTCCTATCTGTGTCTCTGTCTGTGACTTATTGTTCGCTTACAGCGTAATTAGTCTCCAGTGTGTGTGAATGTATGGGCATTGAAAATCGAGTCCTGAATCTTGACATAGTCCCGCCCAAGTTCCATCACTTGCATTCCGATCAATGCCAGCATAGCCCTGACAGAGTTCCCTTCAATGTCGCCTTTGTGGTACATAGACAGGGCGGAAGTGATAATCGCTTTCTGATCTTTACTCATGGTCAACCTCCAGTTAATAGGGGGCGACGGTCAGCCGCCCCGTTTCAGTTTATCGCTTGTCGAACCAGTCTAGGAAAGTCGGCCCCACTGAATCGTCAATGGCCGCCCCGAATTCCTCACGGGGCAGGGTATCCATCCGCGCCCACTTTTCCCGGGCTTCATTAATCCGCTCCTGTTTAATCAGCCTGCAAACTTGAAACATGTCAGCCGCGTCCACGATGGTGAGTACCTGCATATCTTTAGAGTTCAAATCGTTCTCAGAGTTCAAGCCTTTTAGTGTGAGTTTCAGCACCTGTTCTTCGATCTCGCTGCCTACATACTTAAAGTTAAACATTGTTCTGTCTCCTGTTTTCTCTGTGTGCTCGCCTAATTTGACAGTAAGCGGGTTCAATTAGTTCCCAGTCAGTTTATCTGAATCTCAGCCCCAGCCGGGGCGGGGCTTATGCCCCGGTCCCCAGCACCATATCCGTGGCTTTGGTGGCATGCTTGGCAGCCTCGAAGATGAATCGCTTCTCACTCTTCAGGGCTTTGAGCCAGCTAGCGATATACTGGGCATGGTCAGGGCGGGGGCTAGACGATACCCCGACCGTGGCACAGGTAAACGCGGCTGACAGTTCCGCTACCAATTCCTCGAATGCGTACTCACTGTCTCCGAACTTGGCGGCTTTAATCCGGTCCAGCCTGTGTTCAGCCCCGGTCCAGTGTGCGAGTTCATGGAACAGCGTGGAATAGTAGCCCTCGGTAGCCGTCGAATGCTCAGTTGCCCGGAACGTATCGCGGGGCGGCATGAACACGGCGTCCATCATTGGCACATAGCATGCCCGGTCGCCACCGTGCCGGATATCAGCCCCGGTCGCCTTCACAATCGCGTCGATCTCAGGCAATTCCACAGCGTCACCATCCGGGATATCGTCCACCACAGGCTCCAGCCCATCCGGTCCATCATAGCCGTCTACCTGATCGGCATTAAACACTGCATAGGCTTTGACCAGCGGGATGAACTTCGAGACTGGCTGCCCGTTTTCGTCTACCCGCTCCGAGTCTTCAACTTCCAATTGTTTCCAGAATACTACCTTTGTCGCTTTCTCACCTTTTTTGACCATAGCGCCCTTGGCTTTCCACTGTTTGAACGTGCCCCAGATGTTCGACTGATACCCCATCCGGGAAGCCCTAGACCACAGGGCGATCACGTTTATACCGCGGTAGGGCTTACCCGTTGACAGACTGACAGGAAAGCCAGCCCCGCCGGTATGCTTGCCCTTGTGCCATGGCATGATCCAGTCGCCAGCCTGTGCCTTGCCAGTCTCAATGTCAGCGATGATCTGGTCCGTGATTGTCTGGTATGCGTCAGTCATGGTTGCGTCTCCAGTCTGTGTGTTGCGTCTCTAATTCTAGTCGCCGTCGCCTACTTTGACAACAAACTACCACAGATAAGTTTCTAGTCAAGTATTCTTAAATTGCTAATACTTTCATATACTTACACACTGAGCGTATAATAAAAGAACGCGCGAATAGCATGAACACTCAGCACAGGTCAAGTCCACAAGATAATATTTACTACATATTGTCTAGCCTCATCATGTAGTCTGATATCCAGAGACGTGGCTGCCACACTCCCATCCCCTTGTCAACTATTCAGCATAAACTGATCTACAGGTCAGAATCTAATCTGGACTGATTGAGTACTGATTCAATATTTACTGATCTTGAGGTCAGTTTTATAGATAGTCGTATACTGTGTTTATATACAGTATGCTATGTTATAACATAACAAAAGTTATCCACAGGTTATCCACAGGCTTGCAAGAATCATGCCAACATTAAAGTCAATCAGAACATGTCATGAATTTCAGGTACTCTCATACAAAGGTACGCCCCCCCATGATTTTGTATGGGTCCCATGGGCTGTGTACGGACACACACAACCACACTAGGACAGAAGTAATAGAAGGGGGTATATAACAAAAAAATATAAAAAATAGGGGAACTATGTATGGCTCGGGTGGGAGAGACCACCCTCGCAGAGTGTTAACAGGGGGTGTTTCGCATAGGGAGTAGTAGTATATAACTTATTGATTATACTGTAAGGTAAAAACTTTTATCTTAAAGTACAGAAGAGACTGCTCTGTAAGTATTGACACAGAGTAAAAAATATGCTATAATAGGGTGTAATCTAGAGCAACGCTAGAGACACCGCGTTGCGAACAGAAGATGTGTTAGTAAGTTTAATTTATTATTAAATTGTAAACTTAGAATATACTTAACACCCTATTCTTAAACCAAAAGCGCATAGGTCTGTCGATTGCAAAGCAATCTACCTGTTGGTTGCAGACAGCAACTAAGAGAAAAGGGGGGCTTGACACAAGCCTCAGAATATGGTATAATAGGGTAAGAACAGTTAGTTAACAAAGACTAGAATTCTGTTTTTAGTTTTTGTCTGTAGTAAACCTTACAAGGAATCAAAAGCATGGCACAGAATACTACGCTAACTCTGGATGCAGGTGTCTGGGGGGAAATTACAAACTCTGACGTGACTAATGTTACGTTCCAGAACCTGTCACACTATCCAATCTATGTACAGGCCACGACTGGCTCTGCGCCTACCACTGAGGATGGTTCTGTTGAGTATGGTCCTACGGAAGGTGAGCGCAATGTCGCACTGACTGACCTGTTTCCGGGGGTAACGGATGCAGTTCGCGTCTGGGTAACTTCAGAAGGTGAGGCTACGGTTTTTGTAAGCCATGCGTAAGATTCTTAGCCCACTAGATGGACTGGTATCGCCTTTCGGTGCCATTGTCGCAGCAGGAGGAGAACCACCTGTCACAGGGTTCCAGCCTATCTATGGTGTCAATAACATTGACCCACTGGTAGTAGGCGACTTTGTAGAAAACGTGTACTCAACAGATGGGCAGACCGATTCTGACTTTTCAACGATCTTTACACTGAGCAGGCCTAGCCCCGGAAGGTATCGTGATGCAAACGGTAACTGGGTAGAAGTTCAAAATAACCTGCCTCGCGTTGGACACCACGTCTGGGATGACACGACAAGTAGCTGGGTAAACAAGGGTCTGTTGATTGAGAACGTAAAGAAAGACAATTTCCTTCTGGACAGTGAAAACCCTGCTACTCAGACAATTACGCTACCTTTCACTGGTACCTTTACTCTGTGGGTAGAAGGCAGCGGAAGTGCTGAAATCACAGCAGGAGGTAGCGGTACAGCAACAGAAGGGAACTACTTAACATTTACTGCTAGTTCTACAACTGTCACAGTCACCGTCACAGGTACCCTAGATAGGTACCAGTTAGAACAGGGAACACTCCCGACTTCCTACATTCTAACGACTACACAGGTACTCAGCCGACAGAACGAAACGATTTACATGAACCCAAGCCAGACTACTTACAACCAGACTGGCATGAGTCTTCACACTCAAGGTGAAATTAACTGGCAGGATAATGACGTAGTGCCAGAGTTTATTTTCTGGCGCTGGATTATTGACGGACAGAACGTGCTGGACGCTTACGTTGACTCAAGTTTCTTCGACCCACCAGCAGTGTTCTTCCGTCAGGAATATCTAGATAACCGTGCCGATGCTTTTGCTACGTTTAACCCCGGATTCCAAGTGCCATACAGCGTAGGTGCTACTTACTCACAGAGCATCTTCCGTGCAGCCCTTAACGGCTCACTGGCAGGCACAGACACACCGGGAGGTATCCCCGATCTGTCAGGCACCGATCTGCGGTTCTCAGGTGGGTTTACTAACTTCGATGGTGCAGGCATTGGAACCATTTCACTGATTCGCATGTGGGATCAAGACGTAGGCGAGACAGGAATCGTAGAGGCTGTAAGCTAAAATGAGCTGGGATAACCGAGGAAAAGCAGAAAACTCCAAGGCAACTCAGATTCAACCCGGAGAAAGGAAATCAGCCGGTAGGCCAAAGGGCAGCAAGAACAAAAAGACTATTATCGAAGCAGCCGTGCAGACTGCACTAGTAGAGGAACTAGAGCAGGATGCTATGGAGATTTACCAGAAGGCTGCACAGATGGCCAAGGAAGGCGACAAGACAATGATTAAGTTGTTCTTGCAGCGCCTTCTACCAGAGCGTAAGGCTGAAGGTGATAGTGAGTCAACAAGCGGTTCAGGTGGCATTCAGATTATTGTGAACCAGAGCAGTCCTGAGCCTAAGGACGTATCTGAAACTATTACAGTTAACCAGACTGGGAACAACGATGAGTGAAGTTCTTACCCGGTCTGACTATAAACAAGTTTGTGTAGCTGACTACGATAACATCGTCCTTCAGAAAATTACAGAAGGGCAAGCAGTTTTTGGTTGGGCTGAGTTCACTGTCCCGGGACGGGGAGAACAAGCTTTTCAAGTAAAGACTGGTGATGTTATTTCGCATATTTTTAGTCGTCAAATTACAACTAACGCTAGCGAACTAGACTACGGTTTGTGGGAAAACGCCAGCTTTACAGAGGGGACCACTGAGGTACCTTTTGTAAACATGAACAGGAATAAGAAAAACGAAGTTGCCCCACTGACAACTTACGCAGACCCAACAAACATTGACTACACAAACGCTACCCAGATTGAGTACGAAGTGCAACGAGCCTCAGGTGTAGCAAAAAAAGCATCGACACTTAAGATGGAAGGTGTAGAAAGAATTCTCGAACCAAACACAGACTACATTTTTAGGTTTGAAAACCCAACTAACGCATCCGCAGAAGTGTTTGTTAAGTTCTTTTTCTACTTTTGGAATAAGCGGTTTCAGCCAAGAATTTTAGAACGATAGGAGTTAATCATGGCATATTCATACGGTAACAAGATGGGCAAGTCTGGCAAGAGCGGCATGAGCAATGAAGGTATTGCTAAGGCTGGCGGTAAGTCACCAGATGTTGCTAAAGCAGCAAAGCTTACAAGCGGTGGCAGCAAGCCTAAGCAGCAGGCCTAAGGATAGCTTTTGTCTGACACTCAGCAGCTAGATTTTAATCTACACCCCCGCCAGTTCGAGGTCTTCAATGACCCGGCCCGTTTCAAAGTTGTCGCAGCGGGTCGCCGTTTTGGTAAGTCCTACCTTGCTAGGATCATGCTACTCATCGAAGGCATGAAAGATACTAACGAAGCTGGTTATGACTTGAAAAATAGGGCAGTGTACTACATTGCCCCTACTTTCGAGCAGGCAAAGCGGATTATGTGGGGCGAACTCAAGGATATGGGCCGCTCCGTCATTGCCTCAACACTAGAAAACCAAGGTGTAATCAAACTCATTAACGGGCGCGAGATTCACCTTAAAGGCGCTGATAGGCCAGATACTTTGCGTGGTGTAGGTCTGTCTTATGTGGTTCTAGACGAATATGCGTTTATGAAGCCAGAAGTTTGGGAGTACATTGTGCGCCCAACCTTAGCTGACTGTCAGGGTGGGGCCATGTTTATTGGCACCCCAGAGGGTAAAAACCACTTCTACGATCTGTACGAAGAGACTAGAAAGCACAGAAAGCTTGCAGAAAAAAAGGGAGAGACGCCAGAGTGGAACTGTTTTAGCTTTTCTTCAGCAGAAAACACGTTCATCCCTATCAAAGAAGAAATTGAACGCTCAATGGAGCAGGGAACGCCAGCCGAAGTTATCCGTCAGGAGTACTTTGCATCGTTTCAGGCCTCAGGTGGCAAGATTTTTAAGGAAGATTCGATCAATTACCTTGATAAAGAGCCTGAAGAAGGGGTCTATTATGTGGCAGTTGACCCGGCAGGTTACGAAGAAGTCTCAAAAAAGGGTGCAAGGGAAGACCGGCTGGACGAAATGGCTATCGCCATCGTCAAAGTTGGAACTTTCGGATGGTATGTTGCTGAAATTCGCACTGGCAGGTGGAATATTAGGGAAGCTAGTGTCCAAATTCTGAGAGCAGCACAGCAATACAAAGCAATGACGGTAGGTATTGAGCGCGGTGCGCTAAAAAATGCAGTTATGCCGTACCTATCTGACCAAATGAGGCGATTAGGCGTCTTTCCGCATATTATTGACGTTACTCACGGTGGCAGAAAGAAGACTGAGCGCATTGCGTGGGCACTACAGGGTCGTATGGAACACGGAAGACTGTTCCTGCCAGAAGATACTAGCGATTGTGAAGACCCAAAGTGGGTTAATAAGTTCATTAATCAGGCGCTTGACTTCCCAAACCCTCTTACACACGACGATATGCTGGACGCACTAGCCTATATTGACCAAGTAGCAACCACGTCTTATATCGATGAAAGCGATTTTGTGGACGATTGGGAGCCTTTAGACAGCGTAGCAGGGTACTAATCTATGGCAGTCAATCCTATTGTTGAACCAGAGAACGATGACGAGGATATTCGCGTTGAAGACCAGCGTGATGCCCGCCTGCTCGGTCATTGCATGCAGCGAGTTACTGAAGGCGAACGCTACAGGGACCAGAATTATAGTGAGAAATGGGAAGAGTACTATCGTCTATGGCGTGGTATCTGGGCGCGTGAAGACAAACAGCGCAGTTCTGAGCGTTCTCGCCTAATCTCACCAGCCCTACAGTCAGCAGTTGAGTCAACAGTTGCTGAACAGGAAGAGGCTGTTTTCGGTCGAAACCAGTGGTTCGATCTTGTAGATGATTATGAAGATCGTCTCACAGGACAAGATAAAGACCTGCAAGCACTTCGTTCTTTCTTAATGGATCGTTTTGAGAAGGCTAATATTGCCTCTTCAATGTCAGAGATTTTCTTGAACGGTTCTCTGTACGGAACAGGTGTCGGCAAGATTATCACAGAGACTGTAGAAGAAAAAGAAATTCAGCGACGTGTTGACCAGCAGATGCTGCAAGAAATCGGCCTTGCTCTACAAGAAGGTAGAATCAGTCAGGAGCAAGCACAGCAAGCACAGCAGCAAGCTATCAGCTTTGAAGTGGTTGACGTAGAGAAGTTTATTGTCAAGGTTGAGCCTATCTCACCTTTCGATTTTGTCATTGACCCAGCAGCAAGAAATATCGATGAAGCTGAATACTGTGCCCATGTTTGCTACAAGCCGCTTCACCAGATTATTGAACGGCAAAGAGAAGGCATTTACCGCCAAATTCCTGTAGGCGAAATCTCAGCTTCAGAAAGAACTTCTGGGGAAGAGCATGACAACTCAGACGGCGTAAAGCTAACAGAGTATTATGGCCTAGTACCAGAATCTCTAGTAGATGTTGAACTTGCAGAAGATGAAGAACTTGTTGATCTAGGCCTTGGCCAGCAACAGGACGGTAATGATGAAGTAGCTAATTTTGATCTTTATGAAGAAAACTTAGTTGAAGCTATTGTCACTATTGCTAACGACAATACTGTGCTTCGAGCAATCCCTAACCCATTTTGGAACAATGACCGCCCGCTTCTAGCTTTTCAGCACGACACTGTACCAAATAGCTTCTGGGGGCGTGGAGTCTGCGAGAAGGGGTATAACTCACAGAAAGCACTGGACGCTGAATTACGCGCCCGTATGGACGGACTAGCCCTAACTGTGCACCCAATGATGGGTGTTGACGTGACGCGAATGCCGCGCACCAGCAGCTTTACAGTTAGCCCCGGCAAGTCTGTGCCAACGAATGGCAACCCCCGAGAAATTCTCAGTCCTTTCAACTTTGGGCAAGTAGACCCGGCAGTATTCCAGAGCACAGGTGATCTTGAGCGCATGGTTGGCGTGGCGACAGGCACCAATGATCCGTCAGCGCCTCTTAACGTGTCACCAACAAACAGCACAGCTTCTGGTATGTCAATGGCGCTATCATCCGCAATCAAGCGGTCTAAGCGTACACTGTCTAATATCGAGCGCAATCTTATCAAGCCTTTCCTTTACAAAGCCGCTTGGCGATTCATGCAGTTCGATGAAGAGAATTTCCCAGTCCGAGATATCAATTTTGTGGCTCATTCATCACTGGGAATTACAGCTAGGGAGTTGGAACAGCAGCAGCTTATCCAGTTGCTACAGACTGTACCACCAGAATCCCCAGCCTTTATGGTCATGCTCAAGGCCATTTATGACAACTCAAGCCTGAGCAACAAGGAAGAGTTGGTTACCGTGATTGAGCAGATGATGCAGCCTGACCCACAAGCCCAGCAGATGCAGCAGGCACAAGCGCAGCTTGCCATGCAGAAGGAGCAGGCTGAGATTGAAGAGCGTAGAAGCCGCACTGCGGAAAACTATGCCGACGTTCTCAAGACCCGCGCTGACATTGAACTGGGTCAGGACAAGCTAGACACAGAACTCCAGAAGGAGATTCTTGATCTATTAGCCGCCCGCGCTAATAAGCAAAACGGGAGTGAGAATGGCGCTACACAATCAGGAAACCGAGAAGTTTTACAGCGACCTGTTCAGCCTAACAGGCAGTTCTGAGTGGAAAACATTTGAAGACTATTGTGAGGAACTTCTGAGAGGAAAAATAGAGACAGCTATCGACCTTGAAACCCTAGAAGACCTTTACAGGAACAAGGGACAAGTAGAGATTCTGCGAATGATCGTTTCTTTCAGAGATATTCTTGAGGCACAATATGAGTACATTCAGGCAGAAGAACAGGGAGTGTTGGATGAAGATTTTTGATATTAAATGCAAGTCGTGTTTCTACACTTGGGAGGATATGGCGGAAAGCACGTCTGATATCTTTAAGTGTAAGAAGTGCGGCCAACTTGCACAACCAGTAATCAGTTCATGCAATTTCAAATTGGATGGCACTGACCCGGGTTTCCCCACGGCATATGAGCAGTGGGCAAGAACCCATGAACGCAGGGCGCGGGACGGTAAATAGCCCTAACGCCTTGATTAAACTCACTCCTACAACCCTTAGTTCATTTTTTTAAGGCAGGAGGATAGATGGATAATAAACTAGTGGATCAGCCAGAAGAAGTTCAGATTAACGATGACGAAGAGGTTTTTGACCTTACTCAGGAAGACTTTAGCGCAGGTGAAGAGCAAGTCTCAGAGCCTGTTGAGCGAGAACTTCCAGATAAGTTCCGTAATAAGTCTCTTGAAGATGTTGTCGAAATGTACCAGAATCTTGAAAAAGAGTACGGTCGAAAAGGCAACGAGGTAGGCGAACTCCGCAAGCTGACAGATGAACTTCTACAGCTAGAAATCCAGCAAAAGCGTAATAACAACGCTAATGTTGACTCTAAGGAGAAAGACGTTGTATCAGACGACGACTGGTTCTCCTCACCCAAGCAGGCTACAGACAAGTACCTTCAGCAGTCATCACTGGCTCAGGAGGTACAGCAGCTAAAGGAACAGCTTTCTAGCAAAGATCGTGAAGTCGCTCACCAAGCTTTTATGGAAAAGCACCCAGACTACAACGATCTTATCCAGCAGCAGCCCTTTGCTGATTTTGTCAATGCTTCAAAGTATCGTTTTGAACTTGCTCAAAAGGCAGATCAATTCGATTATGAAGCGGCAAATGAACTGTTTGACCTGTACAAGGCTCTTCACGGGGATCAGGGTGATTCAGAAAGCGAAGCCGCTAAATCCAATCGTCAGAGTCAGGCTCGTAAAAAGGCTACTCTCGAAGGAAGCGGTAACCGCAACAAGGGAACCAAGAAGGTCTATCGACGTGCTGACCTTATCAAAATGAAAATGACTGACCCTGACAGGTATAACGCTATGCAAGATGAAATTATGCAAGCCTATACCGAGGGTCGTGTGAAGTAAAACTGTAGGAGGTTTTAATCATGGCTCTAGGAAGTAATCACGTTACGTCAACTACCGCAGCTACTTTTGTACCTGAGGTTTGGTCTGACGAAGTTATCGCTAGCTTCAAGTCTAATCTTGTTCTTGCTAATCTTGTCAAGAACATGAACCATCAAGGCAAGAAGGGCGATGTAATTCATATCCCCGCTCCTATTCGTGGTGACGCTAACCAAAAGACCGCTGAATCACAGGTCACTCTCATTACAAATACTGAGGGTGAGATTCAGGTCAACATCGATCAGCACTGGGAGTACTCCCGTCTGATTGAGGATATTGTCGCTACTCAGGCTCTCAACAGCCTTCGTCAGTTCTATACCGACGATGCTGGCTACAGCCTTGCCAAGCGGGCTGACACTGAACTTGCCGATCTTTTCGGTGGTTTTCAGGGTGGCTCTGCTTACAGCGGTGCTGTTATCGGTGCTGACGGAAGCACCAACTGGGACGGAGCAGCAAACGGGTCAACTGGTAATGGCTCTGCTCTTAACGATGCTGGTATCCGCCAGATGATCCAGACGCTCGATGACGAGGACACTCCAATGTCACAGCGTTATCTGGTCATTCCACCTGTCGAAAAGAACAACCTCCTTGGTATTGATCGCTTTACCGAGCAGGCTTTCGTAGGTGAAGTCGGTGGTCAGAACAGCATCCGCAACGGTCGTGTCGGCAACATCTATGGTGTTGAAGTCTATGTCTCCAGCAACCTACCCACGGTTCAGGCTGATGACTCAAGCACCAACTATCGTGTAGCTGGCATGTTCCATGAGAGCGCAATGGTGCTTGTCACCCAGCTTGCTCCTCGCGTACAGACCCAGTACAAGCAGGAGTACCTTGGTGATCTTCTCACCGTTGACATGCTCTTCGGTACTGCTGAACTGCGGGACACTGCTGCTGTAGCAGCTATCGTACCTTCTTAAGGTAATAAAACGGGGGGAGGGTCTTCTCTCCCCCTAGTTTCTAGGAGTTATTATGATTCGAGTACAGGACACAGAATCAGGCAAGTTTTTTGAAGTAGAAGAATCTCACTGGGACCAAGTTCTGTGGCGTGTCAAACGCTACAAAAAGGCAGAAACCAAGCCTGCACGACGAAATAAAGTAGAGACAGAGAATACGAACACTGAGGAATAAAAGCAATGCAGAACTTTCTCGCAGCAGTTAATTCCGTACTTCGCCGCCTCCGTGAGCGTGAAGTTAGTTCTGTTAACGATAACACTTACTCACGTCTAATCGGCACTTTTGTGAACGATGCAAAGCGAGAAGTTGAAGATGCTCACAATTGGACACACTTGAAAAATACGATCAGGCTCCTCACAGAGGCAGGAGTCTTTCGTTATACACTTGAAGGTTCTGGGCGGCGGTTTCGTCTTATCAATGACGAG